TGAAGCGTAAAAATTAAGGTATTTAGCTATAAAATTCCATTATTTACACCATTATGCAACACCAAAGATTTAAAAGAAATCGGTGATTATCTTACAAAATACAAATATTCCACGTTAGTTGCCTCGGTTAAGTTATATTTTGATTTATCGGTAATTCTATTGGTAAAAAGCATTAGTAACATCTATCATTTTTGGGAAGAAACACAAAATAAATATGGGCATTAATTTCAAAATCAGATATTTACCTTTTATTTGAACGAGATACTTTATAAAACTGGAATTAAATATATTTTTAGATGGATGAGAATGGAACACGTAGCTTCCATACCTAAACGTCATAGGTATTTTACTTTAGTTAGAAGAGTTCATTTACCTAAAACTTTTAAAAATAAAAAGAATAGATGTTTTTATCCTAGAATTACCAAAGGTAAATTTAAAGGCCACGTTGGCATAGGTGGTTTGATTTTGGCAAGAATACCTAAATTTTTACTAAAAAGGAGATATAAAGATGAACGAGATACTTTATAAAATTGGTATTGCTTACAACAATTGGTATGTGACTAAAGATCCGAAGTATAAAGAAGAATGGTATAAGTTAATAGAACAATTTGATGAGGAGTATAATAAAAATGGCTTATGATAAAGAAAAAATGAAACAATATTTAAAAAAATGGCGTTTAAAAAATAAAGAAAAAATAAAACAATACACTAAAAAATATCATTTAAAAAATAAAGAAAAATTAAAAAAACTTAAATCAGTTGCTCAAAAAAAATATTATCAAAAAAATAAAGAATATTATAAATCATACAGTTATAACTATTATTGTTCTAATAAGTTAGAAATAAATAAAAAAACAGCCATTAAACAAGTAGAAAGGTATAAAACTGATTCTAATTATAGAATAACAAAACTTTTAAGAAGAAGAGTATATGGTTTTGTTAAAAATAAAAAATTTAAAACTATGGAATTATTAGGGTGTAGTATTAAAAAATTATGGGAACATTTAGAAAGTAAATTTCAACCTGGAATGACTAAAGAAAATCACGGGAAATGGCACATTGACCATATCAAGCCTTGTATTAGTTTTGATTTAACAGATCCTGAACAACAAAAAATATGTTTTCATTATACTAACTTACAGCCTTTATGGGCTGAAGATAATCTAAAAAAAGGAGCAAAATATGATTAAGAAAATTGATAAATATAACTACCTCGATGCTTCAAGATCCGAGGCCCATGGATCACGGACCTACGATGTAGGTGGCATTAAATTACCAAGTGTCACGACTATCTTATCACGGACCAAGGACCAGACTTTCTTAAAAGAATGGAAGGCTAAAGTTGGCGAAAATAAGGCAGAAGAAATTAAAAATTTATCATCTAAACGTGGTACTTCAATGCACAAATACATAGAAAACTATGTTTTAGGTAAGGGTTATGAGGATTTAACTGACCTAGGACAAGAGTCAAAACGTATGGCAGAGAAGGTCATAGAGATGGGTTTTTTGCCTGTTTCAGGTTATTATGGGTCAGAGGTCACGTTATACTATCCAGGGTTATTTGCGGGTTCTACTGATTTGGTTTGTGTCCATAATGAAAAAGATACCATAGTTGACTTTAAACAAGCTAATCGTCCAAAACGGGTTGAATGGATTCAAGATTATTTTCTACAAGGCGCAATGTATTGTATGGCCCACGATTACGTACATAAAACTAATATCGAACAATTTGTAATTATGATGTGCACGCCAGACTTGTATTATCAAGAATTTAAATTAGAGGGTTTTGAGTTAAGGAAATATAAACACGAAGCTTTAAAGCGAATTGATATGTATTACGAAATGATTAACAGTGACAAGAATGAGGCATAATTGTGGCAAGAATAAGGCAGCATAGCTGCGACACCCAAGTGTCGGCGTGGTGTCGGCGTGGTGTCGGCGTGTCGCAAGTTTGACCCAAAATGGACGAAAAATGATACAATATAAGTTTTTTAGACCCAAAATGGACGAAAAATGTTACCCTAGGCCGACACCGCGACACCTGTGCGACACCTGTGCGACACCTAGGTGTCGGCGTAAATTAGCCGCTTGTATAAACAATTCTAGATCATTTATAGGGTTAAAAAAGGTCATGCCGACACTTTCAAATTTTTTTTTACTCAAGCGCAATTTTTTTAAAAATTACATAATAGGTGTCGCAGTAGTCAATTATGGCAAGATTAAGGCAAAACAATGTTAAAGATACGTGTTACAATAGGTTATGAAAAGAACTAAAAAATCAAAATATAAACACATACTCATCAACAGAAAGAAGTATTATTTTTATAAAATTACCTGGGTTGATATAACAGGTGATGCTGGGCACGCTACGGCGGAAGAGTTTGATAAGTTTGATGCAAGTACAATGACCACAATGGGTTATGTTTACTCAAAAGATAGAAAATTTTTAAAGACATTTGCTAGTTATGATAACAAAGATGAAGTATTTAGTGATAGAAATATCTATCCAATTGGGTGTATATTAAAAATGGAAAAGGTAAATATATGAGCACACGTGAAAAAGCAAATAAAGGTAAAGTTTTAAAATACATACAAGAGCAGTTTGAAAATGCAAAAGAAATGAAATTATTTCAAATGCTACGTAAGGAAGTTGAGATTGGTAAAAACGGTACTCAACGATATGTAATAAAAAAGGGACCTAATAAAGGTAAAATTGTAGGATAGTATTTACAAAATATATTTTTAAAATATGTTGTCAAAGCAAAGTAAACAATTAATATCCACGATCTCAACAACGGAGGAAATATGTTCGGATACAAAGACGACGAAGTCGAAAACAAAAACAAGATCGAGCAACTTGAAGATAAAGTTAATGAACTTGAAAATAAAATTGCTAACATCATGGACGTTTTAGAAATCCAAGAGGATGTCGAAGATGAAATTGATGAAGATGTTGAAGATGAAGCTGACGAAGACTAATCTTTTTTATCGTCACCCTCGATCAATTCAGTTTCGGGGGTGACATCTAATATCTGTGAATAATCTTCTATTATTTTTTTCATTTTTGCTTCTAATTCCTGTTCTGATAGGTCCTCTAACTTTCCTGTTTTTATTATTTTCCTGTCTATGTATAATCCTGCTGCCTTGCCACGGTTTGTTTCTGCGTTTACAGCAGAAGAAAAAGAACCTTTCTTAAGTGCAGCTTCTTTGATTCTTGCTAACTCTGCAAGGTGACCTTCGTAAGTCACTTCAAATTTTTTCATTCTCTCTTGTTTTAATTTATCTACATATTGAACTACCAAAGGAGATAATCTTGGATTTAATAATTCTGATCCTTCAGCTCTAGCTCTTTTAGGACTGTAGCCAGCAGCAATGGCTGCCTCACTTTGTGACATAGGTCCATCAGGTCCCCCGAATACAACAAATTCGGCAAATCTTTTTTGCATTTCTGTAAGTCTTTTTGGTACTCCCATACGTTGACATTTTAAGGTAACAATTGTATAAAGTCAATATGAAACCAACGAAAGGTTTGTACGATACAGATTCTGATTTAGAAAAAGTCATCGATAAGTTAACACGTGAGAACACAAAACTTAAAGAAGATGTTGCTGATCTTAAAAAGAAATTAGAGTTTGTTGTGCAAGAATATAGAAACAAAGGAACTTTGTAATGTACGTTAAACATTTGCAAGAGTATTTGGATAAGTTTACCAATGGTAAAAAAGGAAATGCTGTATCAAATGCAAAGATATTTATTTATGTTAATGGGTATCTTGAAGAAATAAAACGTATTGAAGTGCAGGAACAAGCAATGTCACAGCCAGGAGCAGAGTCTATTAGAATTGTATTGAAGCCTAACCGAGAAGAAAAATTAATACTCCCACCAGGCTATATTAAAGACTATTGATACCCTGAAAATATAATGGGTCCAGAAGCAAAATTATATCAAAAAATTAAAAAAGCGAGTCCCAATATTTTGTGGAATCGTATAGAGAATTTAAGCATTCCAGGTATGCCAGATGCATTGGGATATAACAAAAGGAATGTATTTTTTACTGTTGAGTTTAAAATAGCAAAAGGGAACAAGATTAAATTTTCGCCACATCAAATTGCGTGGCATAAGACACATCCAAAAAATACTTTCATCATAGTAGAGGCCCATGGTCAAAGGTCCTCTAAAACTTCTTCAATATTCATGTACCGTGGTTCAAGGATCATGGAGCTTGATGCTTGCGGCTTGAAGCTTGAAGCTACTACCGTCGGGCTTGAGGCTTGTTGCTTGGAGCTTGAAGCTTGTGGCTTGACGCTTGAGACTTTAATCGTTTAACGCTTGACGCTTGCTGCTTGAAGCTTGGTGCTTGGATCTTGAGCGGGTAGCCGTTCTGGATACACCATTCATCGTGTATTTTATCGGCTATAATCCGCCATCTTCTTTGTTTAATATATGGTTTAGTGCTGGCCATATGCTACATTCTTAACGTTTGGATCCCAGCAGGCTCTGCAATCTTTACAAGCGTTGTCCTGGTCTGGGGCTGGACAGGTCCTGCCGCTTGTAACTACTGTTGAAGTGTTCGGCCAGCTCGCTGCTGCTTCCTGGTCCACCATTGGCATTGAGAACCTTATCACCAAATTAGAAGGCGCATATTTTAAATAAGGCTTGACCCACGCCTCGCGCGTCGGCATCCAGTGCTTAACGTCTGGCGTTAGGCTTGCAACTTTAAAAATTTTAGCCAGGTGCTTTAGGTCCTGTACGTCACCAGAATCGTGCCATCTAAAATATTTTGATTTTTTAGATTGCAACAGGTGAACCATTGCGCGGACCCAGTATGGATGCTTGATGCTGCCCAGACGCCTGTATTGTGCTTCCTGCACAACTTTAAATACATAGCAGCCTTTGAGAGCGTAACAACCATAACAGGTGCTGCCTTCTATGTTCTGGAGCTTCTTGCCAGTCTTGCATTCTTTAGCTGGTATACCATACGCCCAGCCAGGCATTTTTGAGGGCTTACTCAAGCCCCCCACAAGTTTTAAAGCTTCTTTTGTTTGCATAGGGCTAAAACATCCTTTTCTATTTTTTGTAATCG